TCAGGCCAGAAATGCGTGTAGAGAGTATGTCTAGGGCATTAGCTTGATCTTGGTATAATGTAAAGTCTGGGATTGGTACAAGTGATTCGTTAGTAATAGTTGAATAAAGTGGTTTAGGGCATGGGAAAAATTCTTCTAGCTCTAAAGGATCATCTCTTTCATCTAAGATTTGGTTAAGTGATTTAGAGATCCATAATACTGTTTCAGTTTCACGATCCCATAGCTCAATGATAAGGCCTTTTTTACCAATACCATCTGAGTCTTTATACTTTTGGTCATCTGGGCTTGAATCTAATGGTACTTTGTTACCTAATTCTTCACCAAAGCGTTCAACAAGTGCCTTACGTGTCATATAGACTTTACGCCATACTTTGTTTACTTCATCCCATGTTCTTGCTGGCTCATGTCCAAAGTCTTTCCAATGTACATAGTCAATCGGTGCTGCTTCTGAATCTAAATATTCTGCTGCTTCATCTGATTCTTCATCTGACTCTGATGTTTCGTAGTCCATAGACTCAATCTTAGGCTCATAACGAATCCATGCTGATCCACGACCACCTAAGAATCTGTCATATACGCTAGACTCTAAACAATGTTTAAGATCCTCATAGTGAGTAATCTCAAAATCCATGGCTCTTTCTAAGATCATGGATGCTACTCTACCTACTGGATCATTGTCTTTAAATCTGCGTGACACGTCAGGTTTAGGCATGCGTGAAAACGTAGCAGCTTTTAATGTCTGTACGTTAGCCCATAGCATGTTGTAACGTGTTTGGGTTGAATTGGTTTGACGTTCATCCCTGTATCTACGCAATATCTTGTCAGTACGGTTCATCCATTTGGTGAACTCTTTGTCATACTGCGTGACAACGTTTAGGTAAAGTTCTACTTTAGTCATGCTTATGCAAAGACCACAGTAGCACTAAGAGTACCGCCTACAACAATATAGATACCAGCAGTTGTAGATACAGGTATTGGATACCATGTGCCTAATACGCCAGTAAATGTATCAATCACTTTAGCTGTTGTTGTTGTAGTAGCACTATCATAAATAGTAATTGTGCCTGCTGTTGATGCTGATACAAATATACCTAACAAACTAGCACCTACTGGTGATATGTTAGCTGTTGTTGTTAATAGTTTATATCCACCTACGTTTTGTACTGTTCCTGCCATTTTAGATCCTTCCACCTTGTGTTTTAGGGACTGATTCCCATAATTCGTTTAATGTTACTTCTGTCTTACCTACATGCAATCCTCTAGGCTTGTCATCCTTCTTGTCTATCTTAGCTTCTTCTTGCCAACATACAGCTAGGTATCTAAATGCGTCAGCAGCGTGAGATGTCCAATCGTGTTTAGGTTTATCTTTAAAGATTTTTCTATCTTCATCCCATTCACGTTGATATTGTTTTAGAGCTTCTATGCCATCAGCACAGTTCTCTTTATCAATCCATACTCTTGAAAACATAAGTCTTGCAGCTTGTATACCATCCATAATAGATAGGTTAGTTACTATGCGCATATTCTTAAATTCAAAGTGAGTAGCTAACTGTTCTACAATAGATTTACCACCGGATGCTAAAGTCTTTGCTCTAGCGTCATGCGGTAGATGATGTAATCCAAACTTATAAGGTTTGGTAAGCACTTGCGCAGCATAGTGAGCTATTTCCTTACCACTTGAAGCATAATAGTCAATGACATGGACTTCTCCATGAATGACCTGATAGAACCATATAGCAGTATCATCACTATATCCTAGATCCCATACTGTGTGTACAGGGACTGCTTTATCATACTTAACTTCTGTGATTCTGTTTTCTTGTTCGGCTTGGTATAATTCTCTACCCCATATAGCACCAGGTATAGCAGCATCAAAATCACATTCCATCTCTTGTCGCCAAGCATCTTCAGTCATCTCTCTTTTGAGAGAATCATATTCGCTAGGCAGAAGTATATTACTTTGTGATGCTGTGATCTTGAGTGCCAACCATTCGCTACTTGTAGTAGCCCTGTTATACACTTCCCAGAATTGGTTGCGACCTTTAGGTGTGCCAATAATAATAGCTTTACCTTGTCTATCGGCCAATGCAGGACGTATAACGTAATTCCAGACAGACGGTTTCCAGTCACCATACTCATCAGCGACTAACAGATCAAAGAATAGTCCACGAAGGCTATCAGCATTGTCTGCACCAAATAATTGTATTCTTGCGCCATTCGCAAAATCTATGCGCATTTCAGATTCGTTTATGGTAGTACCTTGTATTGACCTACTAAAGTATTTAAAGTAATCCCAACTGACTGACTTAGCTTGACGGTAGAAAGGTGCTAGATAAGCTCCTCTAAAGTCTGTGCGCTGTGTAGTAAGTGCTTCTCGTATAAGATGATTAACACATGCTACGGTCTTGCCTGCTCTACGGTGAGCCACTACTACAGCCCATCTTTTGTTTGTATCGTGTAATGGGTTAAAGGCTTCTCTAGGAGTATAGGGTATTACTATTTCTTCCATGTGTATGTAACCTCACCACTATGTTCAGTAGTTTGGTCTATTTGCTGTGTAGCCTTACCTTCTAATCTATCACCAATCTCTTTGAGTGCTGATATATCGCCTGCTATAGCTTTGTCTACCAATGCTTTAGCTAATAGGTTTAGGTTCTCGCCTTGCACAATAGCTTTTCTTACTGCATCTGTCCATATCTTAGGCTTTACAGCATTAGTATTACCTACTGGCGCACCCCTTTTGTTTTGGGTATTTTCAATTGTTAAGTCTTTGTTTTCATTCATTTTGCACTAATAATTAGGGTAGCCTAATTCCTCGTAATTTATTTTTAAATAATTCTTTACTTTTTGTTTATTTATATATAGTATTTATTTGTAGTTGTTTTACACATAACCTTTAGGAGAGTTAAATATGAAAATTTCTAACATAATTGATGATGAATTTTTAGACTGGCTTGATCAATGTCCTTATCAATGGCAAAAAATAGAAGATGATCAAAATAGTATAACATACATTTTTTTTAAAGATAATGAATTATTATAAACACTATTTAAAGGATTTAAAATGTCACCTAGCGAACTTAAATATCAACATGAATTACACAACCCTAATAGCTTTTTCTTTTCTAAAAATACTATGAAATTTTTTGGTGATACTATGAAAAATTATGGTGTCAAATCTAATGGTGATTATTATGAGTTATATAGAAAAAGTCCAGTAAATGGAAACTTAACTAATAGTCATTATTTTCACAAACAAACTTATGTCCAATCAACATCTTTATGATTGAGCAGTTTATTATTGCAGTAAGTGAGTTAATTGCATTATGGCTTATACAGTCTAAAGATATTAAGTATAAAAAATATGCTTGTATCTTTGGGCTGATTGGCCAACCATTCTGGTTTTATTCTTCTTATGTAGCCCATCAATGGGGAACATTTATATTATGTTTCTTTTTTACTGCTGCTTGGTGCAAAAGCCTATATACCGACTGGCTTACTTAACTAAACCTTCTAGCCATGACCACTCAGGTAGTAAACCTGCTTTTTGTTCTGCGTATTGAGTCATGCCTGGACTAGCTTGTTTATTTAACTGCCCTAAAGGCCCAAAGTTTACCCAAGAGTTTTGTCCTCTTGTTTCTGATGTTAGTGCAGGTATAGCTTCAGGTGTAAACATTCTTCTGTGTGCTTGATAAGCATTTTCTTCACCGGCAGCTCTAAAACCTACCCCATGTTTAGCATGGCCCATGACATCATGTACAGCTCTAAATACATCATTAGCTAATACAGGTTGGCCATTCCATGATTCACCTATAGGTTGTAGTAATGGATTTTCTGCTAATGCTGGATTAGCTCTAGTACCACCAAAACCACTTTCAGTAGGAAATACTGATAAATGTTTATTGGTTACTATGTCATTAATTGCATTGCGTGGATTACCATATACATCTTTACCGCCTGGCATAAAGTCAAATGTATATCCAGCTTTTCTTAATGTTTCATATTGTTTTAATGATTCATCTTTTAATGCTTCATAAGATTTTTTAACAGCCGGATTACCTGGCTCATTTTTCATTAATTCAAAAGCATAAGCTAATCTTTTAGCACGTTCTGGATCTAACTCAGCATAAACTGATTGTGTTTTATATGGTATTCCCATATCAGCAGCATGTTGTTTAGCTATATCTACTAATCTTTGATCTGTACCAAACTTTTCTAACTTACCAGCACCCATATTAATTAAATCTGGCATGCCTTCTAATGTTTTTCCAATATATTTTTTAGGTGCTAATACACCTGCTAATATAGGAGCTGCTTTACCTGCACCTACTAATGCTGCCTTACCTATACCTGTGCCTATAAGATCATCAGGTGAAAACATAGGTGTTTCTAATGGTGCTTCACCTTGTTGAAAAGGATATTGGCCTAATGCTTTTGCTAATGGTGTGCCTGGCTCAGGTTTATCACTAGCTAGTAGTTTAGTAAGTGTATCCCTTATGCTTGCCATATTTAATACTTTTATGATACCTGTGATGCTTGTGGCATTTGTGTTGGTCTTGCTAATCCTACGCCAAATCTGTTTTGACCTTGTTGATTCATACCTATAGGGCCTTGTGGTGTGTTTTGCATGTTAGGTATAGGTGGTTGCATGTTAAATGATGCGTTAGATTGTGGT